ACAGATTATCTTTGGGACTGGCAAGGCTAGTCAACGATTGAAAAAGATACTGAAGGCTTACATACGAACTCAATGTGTATATTTAGACAATGGCTTTGAAGATACTAACACTGAGTACAAGAAGATTAGAGTAGAGTAATGCCTAAGAAATTGAGTCCTGCTGACGAACGCTATCTAGCTTGGAAGAAAGAGAAAGACAGCAAAGTCAGTAGGTCTACAATATCCGATGATGACAGCTCACAGTCTGGCAAGGCGAGCGAAACAATAAATGTAGACAAAGGTCAAGCTTTTATTTTGATTAAGTCTGCTAAAGATATGCAAATCGCTATTTGCCCAGAGAATGAGAAGCAATTGAAAGAGGTAGAATTAATTGCTATCGGACTTTATATGTGCCTATCCAAAAAGAAATGGACAGACGCACTCATAAAGAGAACTCATCAATTTCTATCTGAAAAACTTAACCCTAACGATAACGATAAAGGAGGTCTGTAATGGCTGATGTAAGTAAAGTAATCGCAAAATTACTTGGTGGTGTAGATGAAAAAACCATTGAGAAGGTTGCGTATGTGGTTGTTCAAGCAGTTAGCAAACTGAAAGAAGAACCATATGTAATGATACCAAAGAAAGACATTGGTAATGGCAAGGTCAAGTCTTTGGGTAAGAAACCTAGAAGGTGGGGCAAAGTGATAGACTCTATTGACTACACTGCTAAACCAACTGGGTATGCACTGAAAGGTAATTGGGCGAATGTCTACGATTTGACCAAGCACCCACAGGATACGGTCGTGATGATAAATATTCCATACATAGGTTTATTACTTGGTAAGGTTGTTTATCATTCAACACATACTGGTAAGTATGCCAATGGTAATCAGTATGAAGTAAAACATTTTGTAGCCGATCAACAATTTGATGATGGTCAGTATGCAAATGTAATTACTAGATGTAGACAACTTGGTGTTCCACAGGAAGCGAAGGTGTCTAATGGATAGACAAATAACAATACTCATCAAAGACACTGACGGCAAGTTCAAATCCTTTCCTAAGATACCAGATGAATTGCTAGACAAGATAAAGCAATTTGTTCAAGAGGAAATTGACAATAACAATCACAATGAAACTGAAGAAAAGGAAGATGAAAATGTTGAAAGTAAAAGCGAGGGGTAAGACCTTATATATAAGTGGTACTTTTATGGGTCAAAGAGTAAGGCAATCAACTGGCTTACCAATCCATAATAAGAAGAAGGCAGACCTAATGCGATTAGGTATTGAGAAAGATATATTTGATTATCAAATGGGTCTATCTCACAAGTTCGTAAATGAAAACAGAAAATGGCAAGAGGCTGTAGAGTTATATAGCAAACACAAGGTAGACTTGTCTGATGTGACTAAGCTTGTTGTAAGTTATCTTTCACCACTGGATAGCTACAAATTTGTCAGGATTAGACCTGACCTCATAGACGACTTGTTATCTGCCAAAGTAAGTGGGAGTTCATTGAATCGGTATAGAAATGTAGCTAATGCTATAATCAACTATGCCAACAAGGTGTGGGGTACTGATGTTGATAGAGTTCCTAACCCTAAAGTAGACGATTCAAGGGACGAACACCTAGTCAAGCACGAAGTTAAGAACCTTCTAAGTGTTGCAAAATTACAACATATGTACCACTACGAGTTCAGAAGCCTTATTTTCTGCGGTCTACGACTAGGAGAGCTGTTGCAATTAGACCACAGCAACTACGATCGTACATCAAATACCTTGTTTATACATAGGCATACCAAGAATACTAAGACTAATTCAAGGTCTATTCCTATCGCTGACAAGGAACTACAAGATTTCTTTGGCTCAAAAGCCAAGGGGATAATGTTTGATAAGGTGCTTTCAAAGAAATTGAATAGCATTTTACGAGCATTGTTAAGAGGTATAGGTGTTTCGCGTAATGTAAGAGTACACGATTTACGACATACATTCGCATACCTACTTGCTCAGAGTGGAGCCGATTTAGGTGACATTCAATTACTAATGGGTCACAAAGATATATCACAGACAATGAGATATAGAGGGTGGATTCGTAGTAGAGCAGAGAAACACATAAGTAAAACACTAACCATATAACTATAAAGGAGTAATAACTATGACTATTAAACAAACTTGGTTAAGCAAGGGTCAAATCGCGTTGGATAACGCAAGGAAGAAAGGCTTTAATGTTAAAGAACTTCCTAAACCACTCAAAGATGAGATAATTGAATTCCACGAGGCAGGCATATCAGTAAAAGATATTGCCGAGCATTTCAATCTAATGGAATTTGCAGTCAATCATTGTTTGGGTATCAAGCAGAATAGTGGGCTTCAGTCTACCAATAAAATAAAACCTTCCCCAAAACAGGTGCAGCAGCGTAGCAGCATCAAATCAGAGGTTAAGGTAGACGAGGAATACCATAGTCTAAATGTAAGTAGAAAAAGCTATGATTATGTGAGTTCACTAGCAACTATACTTGGAACGACAAGACGAGAGATTGTTGATAGAATGACTACTTATCTTCAGAAAGAGAATAACAAAGATTTCTTGAAGAAGAGCATTAAAGATGAGTAGGGCGAGGCTAGTAAATAAACTCTTTGATGAAGTACATAAAAGAGGAGATACGATAACTCGCGTCTGCAAAAAGGCAGGACTCTCTGAGTCAACCGTACGCTCTTGGCGTAGACACGAACCTTTGCTTGGCAACTTTATTGCATTGGTAGAGGCTAGTGGTGGGAAAATAGAACTTCACTACGATAACAAAAACAATAAGGAGAAACTATGAACATCTTTTATATAGATACAGACCCAGTCAAATCAGCAAACTTTCATTGTGACGCACACTTACGCAAGATGATAATTGAGTATGCACAGATAATGTGTGTTGCACATTGGAACTCAACTGATGAATCGGATCTTGAACGAGCTGTAAGAAATAATTTGTATAGACCAGTACATCAGAAACACCCCAGTACAATTTGGGTCGGTCATCACCCTATGGCTTATTCATATACATTCAGTATGTGGGACGAACTACATAAGATATATATAAATAGGTATGGAAAACAACACGCAAGTTTTAGATTGAGGGAAACAATAGTCAACCTGCCCCAGCCCCTGATTGAGAAACTTAAAAATTGTGTAGACAACCCTTGGTATTCCCCACCCCCTATGTGCTTTGGTAAAGATTACGAACATATCAAAGTGGGTGTTGACCCAACTTCACACGAAGCTGTGGTAAATGCTTACCGAGAATATTATAGACAAGGCAAGTCACGATTTGCTTCTTGGGGTGGAGATAGGAGTTTACCGAGGTGGTGGTTACAGGTGGCTTAAACATCTTGGTCAAAGGTATCGTAGACCAAAATGATAAAAAAATAATAAAGAGTAAAAGGTCAACTGCCACACTTCAGAACGCAAGATTTTTTGAGAACAAATATAAAAGGAGTAATAAATGGAAATAACATTAGCTTATATAATTTTTGGATTAATAGTTTTTTTTTGGAGTAATAAATTATGAACACTTTATATATAGTACTTTTATTAAATGGTGCTTTATTATACCACCCATTAGAATATAAATATGGAATGAACTGCTTAGAAACTTTTGAACATTGGCGAAAACATTACACTACTTTCACTTGGGAACGCCTTCCTGGAGAGAAAAATACTCAAGGATATTATGTAGACGAAGGAAAATTAAAGGATTCTAAAGTAATTGCTGTCTACTGCCCCACCAAATAACCCCCAAAAACCAGATGGAGAAAAAATTTTTCACCCTGAACCACGGGCTTGTTTTCAAAATTTTGGCGAAAATTTTTCACGGCAATACTCAGAACTTACGGCAATATTGCCCGCACTAGATCCGTGTCATCTTTTTTATAACTGATTTAGGGTAGACATTACGATCACCGAAACCAATGTCGCCATCGTTTTGATAAGAGGCAAAGCTATAAATGTATTTGTTAGTTCTTTTAAACACATAGGCTTCAGTATGTATGGTGGCGACACGCATATTATTAAAGGCGTTCTCATCACTGATAGACGAATCGCCAACGATATCTTCCCATATGATTAAATATTTATAATACTTTTTCTCGCCGATTGTTATTGGTTTGCTAGGCATCAAAGTCTTTTTTAAGACAATCCTCTCCACCTGCCATCAACATCATACCTGTTTCAATAGCTTCTTCAGGTGATAGTTGTAGACCTTGCCATAACAATTTGCCGTTTATTTTAGCAGGAAAATTAATTAGTACAGACGAAGGTGCAACCTCAATAGAGGGCATAGGTACAGCGTCTGGGTGTACCATTAGTGCGAGTGTTTTAATATCTTCTTTATCCATACCTTAAATTGTTTATCAGTAAGCGAGTGTTTCATAATGTTTACCCTCTTACATACTAGCTGAATATTACCAGAAATGTATCCCTTTGTCGTATCCTTTCTGTCAATACTGATATTATTGGGGTTTCTATCAAACATTTTTAATATGTTAGATGATAGGTGTGTAAGTTTTACTCCCGATAACGCACACCTACCATCTTGTTTATAGTATAAATTTAATATGTAATTGTAGTCTATAGTTACGGGAATCCTTTGTTTTAATCTTTTAGATCTTAGCTGTGTGAATAATCTTTTAATGAAAGCTTCAGGTGTTTTGGTGTATCCAATCTTACGCCTTCTGCCAATACAAGTATTGCAAATTGAACGGCGATATGGCTTACGCTTGCCACCCCTTTTATTATAGTCTACATAAAAGGAAGTGACGGGCTTCGTTAGCCCGCACACTCGGCAAACTTTTGACGCTGTGGAAATCGCACTTACCTACCTGTTTAGGTTTTTTTAAGACTCTTTCTACGAGCAGACTTCATACGAGCCTTGCTGTAGACCGTGCCTTTTTTAGCCTTCATCGCTGCTGCAGAAGTTTTCTTAGCTTGTCCTTTCTGCTTCATAGACTTAGACTTTTTATATGTTGATCGCATCGGCATAGGTTTTCTCCTTCCTCTGGTGGTTAATATTTTTTTGACTTCATTTTTTTGCCAGTCTTTTTAGCATAAGCTTTCGCTTTTGCCTTGCCTTTTTTAGTGTAAGCAAACTTTTTATTACCAACTTTCGGCATATGTGTAGTCCTTTCTTAATCTGACACTTTTATTTTAATTAAAACCGTGTCTATCTTCTCTTCTATCTTATCAAATCTACGACCCAAGTCGTCCATTGATAACCTTAAATCTTTCTTAGAAGCATATTCTCTAGCCATCTCAGTCTTTGCTTCGTACACGGTTCGTTCTATCTCATCTATTTTCACAGACACCCCCCTTATCCACCATACTAAAGATCCACCAGCCACGGTGAGTATGGCATTCCATATCATTGTCATTTCTGGCATTAATCATACCCTCCATCTTTATTGAGTTCTCCTTTAAATGCGACACCATCTTGATGTTGCCCATCTTTTTTTATCGTGTATTGATTAGCGTAATCAGAATTAAATTCTTTATTCATCACATAAGTTTTGCCAGTCTGATGATTCATTG